ACAACTCTTAGTTCAACGCTGGGCGTAACTGGCGATACTACGCTGGTTAACCTATCTGCTACAGGCACTTCCACGCTGACATCGGTTGATGTTAATTCTGGTGCTATCGACAGTACGGCTATTGGTAATACGACACCTGCCGCTGGTACGTTCACCACTCTTAATGCAAATACTAGCCTCATAGCTGCTACAGCCGACATTAACGGTGGTACGGTTGATGGGGCCACTATTGGTGCGTCTACTCCAAGCACAGGCGCTTTCACTGATCTAGATGCATCTGGTACTGCAACACTTGCGACAGTAGACATCAATGCAGGTGCTATTGATGGCACTGTTATTGGTGCTTCTAGCCATACCACTGGTAAGTTCACCACACTGCAATCTACAGGTCAGGCCACCCTTGCTACAGTTGATATTAACGGTGGTACAATAGACGGTGCTACTGTCGGCGCTACTACCGCATCCAGCGGTGCGTTCACTACGTTAACAGCCTCTGGTGGAATTACTGGCGCACTGACAGGCAACGTAACTGGTAATGTTACGGGTAGTTTGTCGGGCGGTACTGTAACGGGAAATGTCACAGGTAACCTCACAGGTAACGTAACCGCAGGTTCTGGTTCCTCCAGCTTTAATGATGTGACCATAAGCGGTACACTCAACATGGACGCCAACTCTGCGGCTACCATTACAAACCTATCTGCCCCAACCAATGACAATGACGCAGCACGAAAAATAGATGTAGATAATGCGGTAGCTAACTTGGTGGATAGCGCCCCAGATAGCCTTAATACCTTAAACGAATTAGCTGCGGCTTTGGCAGACGATGATGATGCCTTTAACACTCTTAATACTTCGATAGGTACTAAGCTTCCAAAAGCTGGTGGCACGATGACAGGCGCTATCGCCATGTCTACCAACAAGATTACTGGCGTAGGTGATCCGACAGCGGCACAGGATGTTTCTAGCAAGGCTTATACAGACGCACAACGTGACACACGATTGGCTACGGCTGGTGGTACGATGTCTGGCGAAGTTGCTATGGGCAATAACAAGATCACAGGTCTTGCTACTCCTGTGGCTTCAACTGATGCTACAAACCGTGCCTATGTAGACGGTATCTTAGGTTCAGCTACTGTTGCGGCTACTTCAGCAACCACAGCTACAACACAGGCTGGTATTGCTACTACAAAAGCTGGTGAAGCCGCCAACTCTGCTTCTGCCGCTCTAGCGAGTGAACAAGCAGCCGCTGCATCATATGATAACTTCGATGACCGTTACCTTGGTGCTAAGTCCACTGCGCCAACATTAGATAATGATGGTGATGCACTTGATATTGGTGCTTTGTACTTTAATAGCACAACTAACATTATGAACGTATATGGTTCTGGTGGTTGGCAGTCTGCAGGTTCAGCGGTCAATGGTACATCTGATCGTAACACTTACACTGCCACTGCAGGTCAGACAGTCTTTGCTGCTACCTACGATACTGGCTATGTAGATGTGTACCTCAATGGTGTTAAGCTTATCTCTGGTACAGACTTTACTGCTACGAATGGTACAAGCATTACTCTTGCTTCAGGTGCTGCAGTCAATGACGTAGTGGACATCGTAGCTTATGGTACATTCGTACTTGCCGATCACTATACAAGCCTACAGTCAGATGCTCGTTACGTTGAAGTAGCTGGCGACAGCATGACGGGCAATTTGTCCTTCGGCGTCAACGACAAAGCCATTTTCGGCGCTGGGTCTGATTTGCAGATTTATCACGATGGGGCAAACAGTCGGATACTAGAAAACGGGACAGGCTTTTTAGCTATTGGTACAAATGGCGGTGAAATAAGTTTAAGAGGTGATAACTTTAACGACTTTATGCTAAAGGCAGAGCAAAATAGTGCAGTAACACTATATCACAATGCCTTGCCCAAACTCTCCACCACCAGCACAGGCATCGACGTAAGTGGCAGAATTACAACCGATGCTATCACTGAAGATACTAATGGTCGTGTCGCAATAGGCGGCGCTACAGTTACTGACGTAAATATGTTAAACATTCAAGGTTCTAGTGTTTCTAGCAATATTGGCGTAACCTTTAACGACACAAATACATCCAAAGTATATGGCATACAGAATGGCGGTTCTTCTTTAAAGTTCCATGACTACAGTGCATCATCAACACGCATGACGCTGGATACCAGCGGAAATGTCTTGGTGGGTAAAGCTAGCCCCAATGGGAACACTGTTGGCGGAGAAATTCGTGCGACAGGCCAGATTTTTGCGACAGCAAGCAGCACCACTCCAATGTATATTCGTCGTAAGGGCGACAATGCTGGTGAACTGTTAGGCTTTGAAACGTCTAGCGGTGCTGTGGGGGGTATTGGAGTTGCTAGTGGCGATTTATATATAAGCGGTGGGTCAAGCCATGCGGGTATTCGCTTTGACACAAACACACTCACCCCTGCTGTAAATGGAACTCAAGCAGACGCAACTGTTGATCTTGGTTATAATAGCCAACGCTTCAAAGACGGCTACTTCAGCGGCACAGTCAACGCAGCCAAAGTTAGTGTTTCTGGTGGACACAGCGCAATTTTATTAAGTGCTGGTAGCGATCTACGAGCAACAAGTGGCAGCTGGACAGGCGAACATTCTGGCAAAATCCAATACCACAATAACGAATGGTATTTGCAAGCATCTACGGGTTGGAATTTTAGAAATGCCTCTGCGATAAATGTTATGAATATCTCTGGCGGTGGAGACATGACCGTTAGTAGTTCTGTAACTTCACCTAATTTTAACACCACCTCAGACGCTACCCTAAAGACCAACGTAGAGACACTGACAGGCTCACTGGATGCAGTGAAAGCAATGCGTGGTGTCACATATGATTGGATTGAAAGTGGCAATTCAGATGTTGGTGTAATTGCCCAAGAGATTGAAGAAGTTATTCCCGATCTAGTCAACACAAACGACGAGGGCATTAAGTCCGTTAAATACGGCAACATTGTGGCTGTACTAATCGAAGCAATCAAAGAACAACAGGCTCAGATTGACGAGCTTAAAGCACAACTTAACAGCTAATAGTGGAAGGACACGAAGATGGCGATTAAGGTAAACGGTACAACCGTTATTAATGACAGTAGGCAGTTGCAGAATGTTGCATCTGTTGATGCGACTACAGTAGCGGCTCTTGGTGCGGCTGGTGTCGGTGGAGGTAATCTGGACTTTTCTACTACAAGTTATTCGAATACTAGTGTATTTACCAAACCTGCGGATGGTGTTCATATATTAAACTCTTATTTTAATAGTATTAACGCAGGAGTATATAAAACGGGTATTCCCCCTTCTCAATATAAGCTTTTGGCAACACCAGCACTTACTGGTGGTACTATAGGTTCTTTTAATTTGATCTTAAATCCTAGTTTACACAGCCAACGGTCCGGCGGTTACTGGGGGGATGCTATAATAGTGGGTAAACAGAACACAGTGACTAATCAATCTATGTGGATAGCTAACATTGCTAACGGTTGGACAAGCCAAACGAGCTTTCCACTTAATTGGGCATCTGACTCCATTGACCTAGAGCAAAATGAGCAAATAGTCATATGGGTTTCAGATGTATATAATGGTGGGGGGATATATAACTCTAACTTACAGTTTGCAGAGGGCAGAGCTGCAATATCATTAAAAATACTAACTATAGTATAAAGGGGTATCAGTATGATAACTGAAGAAGAAGTACGTCAATATCGAAATCGTTTTCTGACTGAAACAGACTGGTGGGCTGCCTCTGACCGCACGATGACCACAGAGCAGACAGCATATCGTCAGGCTCTCCGTGACATCACAGATCAATCTGGCTTTCCAACCGACATCACATGGCCCACTAAACCAGAATGAAAAACATACCTATAGATAAACAAGCACACTTCTTAGCAGGTGCAGCCATAGCTTCCACAGTGACGCTGTACAGTACCCCTCTGCTTGGCTTGTTGTTATGCTGTGTAGCTGCTGTAGGGAAAGAACTATATGACGCCACAGGGCGAGGTACACCAGATGTATGGGATGCCGTTGTAACAATCTTAGGTGGTGCAGTTGTACTACCATACATCTTACTAAGTTAGAGGAACACAGTCTATGTCAAAAGCCAGAACACTAGCCGACTTTATATCTGACGGTAGCCCGTTAGCTGATGGCACTATCTCAGTATCGGAAGTGTCTGGTGCTGCCCCACTCGAAAGCCCTACGTTTACTGGTACTATTACATCTACTGGTAATATTGCTCTGGGGGACTTGGATGAGTTAAGACTAGGCGGTAATGCAATGCGCCTGTATTACGATAGCAATAATAATTACACAGTTCTAGACAGTAACGGCACTCAAGGCTTTAGGTTCATGGGTACTAATGGTCTCAGTGTTGAGATTGATGGCTCTGCGGTCACAAGTTTTGGTCTGAATGGGGTTACAATCTCACCTAATGGAACTGAAAAGCTACAAGTATACAGTGGTGGTTCAATATTCTCTGGCAACCTAAGAGTTAATGATGACATTAAACTTGGCTTTGGTCAGTTTGGAACAGACCTTGAAATCTACCATGACACTGCCTCAACTACTAACAAACTGGTTGGTGATCTTACGCAGACAGGAAAGCTAACTACAGATGCTACTGATCTATCAGCAATAGCTAAATCCATCACCGACACAGCCGTTGACGTATTCGTGTACGATACCAGCAAGGACAGCGATGGCGGTGCATGGCGTAAGCGCACACAGCATACCTCATGGTACAATGAGACACTGAACACTGCCACCCGTGGTAGCCGTAAGGAGTTCCCTGCGGTTGCTGTTATTGTGGCTGAGAGTAATCAGGTTACAATCTACGATGGTGATGATCCTGATCTGCCTATGTGGATGGTGTTTAATTATAACTCAGGTGCTATTTATTATACTCACGCTGTTTCTTGTGTATCTATGCTTAATGGCATTTTAACTATAGGTATTTCATCCACTTACGGAGTTAGCATTAGTAACTTTGTGACTGAAAATATCCAGAATATTAGAAATATTTTTGGTGTATATACATACAATGGCAGTATCGTTGATAGAAACTCAAGCAGTGGACAAACACTAAACGCAGTCAATTCTCTTGTAAACGGCGCAGTCAACGATGTAGCCATGACCGTTCTGCCCAACGCCCCGATTGATGCTGCTACAGGATTGCCTGTGCCGACTATTGCGGTGGCTACTAATGGTGGCGTGAGTGTTATCAAGGATGATGGGACTGTTGTTGATATTACTTGGTCATCCGATGGTATTGTAGGTGATGTTACTTTTGATACCGATAATAATATTGTTGTTGGCATTGGTGCAGGTACAGGAGCTTTCAACTATAGTTACAGAGTATACGCCTTACCTTCATCAGACCTGACAGAAAGTGCTGCGTATGTAAATTCTTCTAATGATTTATTTGATGCTGGCCCTACCGATTTTTCTGTCTCAAGCTATACACCTACAGTGAAGTACCTAGGTAACACAGCAAATACTATAAAAATTACTCCTAACCACATTGGGAGTAGTACAGGCGGATTAACCTGTATAGACAGAAATGATCTGTCTGTTTCCTACATTACCTCCACCTACAACACAGGCTGGATGAACGGCGACATCAAACTCGCCACCTTGTCCGACACCGATGATACTGACGTTACTGGCAGTGAGTTAATAGATCAAACATTCAGTAACTGGAATTTGAATAATGCTACTGTTGACACCTCAACGTACTATTCATCACCTAATTCACTAAAAACAACGTCAACATCTACTATTGCTAAATCTCCTACATTCAGTTTAGTAGCAGGTAAAACCTATGTTCTTACGTTTAAATATAAAGCACCTGTTGGTGGGCCAGATGAGTATGGTGAATATTATTTATATGACGGTAACGGAAGCGAGATAAAACACTGGTGGGTTAATGCGCCTGATGCAAATTGGCACACTCATAGTTATACTTTTACGTCTAGTAACTCTGGAAGTAGTGGTCGGCTTTGGTTGCTATCTGATGACACAGAAGATATTTACTTTGATGATGTTTCCATACGCCTAGCCGAAGAAGACCGCAGTGTGAACGGCAACGGTCTACAAGTGTTCGGCACTGTGACCAAAAACCCTGTGGCTACTGGTGCGGATTTGGTGGGGTACAGTGGGTTTAGTACAAGTAACTATCTTGAACAACCGTACAATGCTGATTTAGATTATGGAACCACTGGAGATTTTGAATATAGTTGGTGGATGAAAACTACTTCTACAGCTGGTGGGTCTTTTTATGTATTTGAAAGGTCTGAGATTAATGATCCTAGTAACAGGCGAATAGAATGCAGAACAACCACTCAAACAAATTTACAAGTATATGCCAGTGGCGGTGTGATTTCTCTAACCACAAATACAATACCAGCTAATACTTGGACTAAAGTTAATGTTGTAGGATCAGGCCAAACAATCACAGTATATATTAATGGGGTATCAAGTTCTAGCGCATTTAGCACCAGTCTTAATTTAACTTCTGCAACTCCTACTTCAGTATTATCAGTAGGAGTAAGAGCACACTTTGCTACCAAGCAAAGTGCTTTTAATGGGTCTTTAGCACTCTTCCGCACTGGAGCCACAGCCCCATCCCCAGAACAGATCAAGAAAATCTACGAGGACGAGAAGGTGCTATTCCAAGAGAATGCCCAAGCCACGCTATACGGCTCGTCTGATGCGGTAACAGCTTTGGCCTACGATCACACCACAGAGTTGCTTCATGTCGGTACAAGCGCAGGACGTTCAGTCTTCCAAGGGCTACGACGAGTAGACAACACAACCGATGCAGTCGGTGCAGCAATCAGTGCCAGCAACGGCCTAGTGGCAGAGGATTAATCCATGACAGTTAAAGTATCAAAACCAGCCATAAATGTACGGGAGGAGTTGGCTGACCTCCGCAAGCCTACGGGTGTAGCTGGCGAGGCTATGCTTCGTGCTGAGACACCACAGGAACAGTTTAACCTGATTGGTGCAGGGCGTAGGAACCTGATTATTAATGGTGGGTTCGATGTCTGGCAGAGGGGGGCAACTAGCACCGCAGTAAACGGTTTTGATATGAGTTCTGCTGATAGGTGGTATGCAGTTCGCACTCAACTTAACCAAGAAACTGATACCTACGGAAACCCTTACGCACATTGCGTTTGCGGTAATTTTACTGACAGTAATTATTTACAATACAAGGTAGAGTTTCCCCGAAAGCTGTTAGGTAAGACATTAACTTTGTCATACTGGATTAAATCTGACGACGGATTAGGCCAAAACGGCGGTTTATATATTAGGTACTACACCACTTCCTCTGGGTATGAGACACCAGTATTAGAGGCTCAGAAATTTGGGTCGGAATGGACAAGGGTTGTTCGTACTTTTACCATGCCCACAACAGCGGTGTATAACGATGCGTACGGCCTAGAGATTTTTATCCAAGGGAACACTGCTACAGAAAACAACAACACCAAGACCTTCGATATAAAAGAAGTCCAACTAGAACTAGGCAAAGTCGCCACCCCCTTTGAACACCGATCCTATGGGGAAGAACTGGCGTTGTGCCAGCGGTATTATACCCGACTGGGCAACGATGACGGAGGATTTACGCACTTGATGGTCGGCTCTGCGGAAGGCACAACAGTTTACGTTGTTTCACGGTCGTTATCAACAAGGATGAG